GGAAAAAGCTAATACATTGCCAGATCGTGATCCAAACGGATCGTTTCAGATACTAGGCGTAGGTAAACGTGTCCAGGCACATCCAGCTTGTGATTGTTGGATGATGGGAGATCGTTATGGCACGATCACAAAGATCACGCACAAGAGCATCCATGTGAAAATGGATCGTTCTGGCAAGACAAGACGCTTTACATCTGATTTGCTTGAAACAGTCTAAAGATCGAAACGGCATCCGTGCCGTCTGCTGGTAATGCCAGCACTGATGAGATCAAAAACAATAGGAGTGAAAGATGAAAGCTATTCAGATCAAATATCTGCCAGCGACTAACACTAAGGGTTCACGTTTAAAGGCCATTGCAGATGGTGGCCTGAGCTTGACGGCACCCTTCGATTATGAGGCTACAGATGGTGGCGAACGCAATCTGGCAGAGGCCTTTTGTGCAAAATATAATTGGTCTTTCAAGGCCTTGCATGACGGTTCGTTGCCAGACGGTAGCACAGTTTTTGTTATGGAAGTATGAGGAGATTATCATGTCTGTTTTAGAATACGCAAAAGATCACCTAAGCGATATTGCCAAGCGCTCAATTCGTGCTCACGTCAATTTTGTTGAGCAATTGCAATTCTTTGGCGGCATAGATGAAGATCAAGCTGAAGGTGTTTTTAGTTTTATGCAACGCAAAAAGATGATCGTCCTAGATCTCACCAATTCACGCTATACGGTAAAGCATGGTGGTTATCTCGACCGTGAGTTTATTGAACACCTTGCCATTCATGGTGCATTTTAACCAATTATTAAGGGGCAGGCGCTATGCTTGCCCCTAACAATTACAAAACACAATAGGAGCCAATATGTTAGAAGATGTCATAGGAGCGTTATACGAGGCCATGATATTGTCAGCGTTGCCAATAGGGGCAATCCTTTTTATTATGTGGAGCTTTAGACATGACCGAGAAAACATACACGATTTGGGCGCAGGACACCTACGTTATCGAGATCGAAGCCGAAAGCCTTTCGGAAGCCTTTGAATTTGCACAATATGAAACCGAAGATGATGATTGGACTTACGTCTCTACTTCCGTCGAAGCTGAGGAAGTAGAGGACGAGGAAGAAGAAGAAGAGGAATTTTGAGATGATAACCGAGGAACAGATACAAGCCCTTAAAAAACTTACACAATTAACACCGGACGTGCCAAGGGACAGCTCTTGCGAGATTGTTAACCCTGCTCTGTTCGAGTTCTATTGTGACACCTTGTTCCTCGATCCCGAATATTGCTACGTCACTGAAGCTGACGCGGTACAAGCCCTTGACCAATTGTTAGAGTTCTGACAACTTGGTCATGTTTCCCTGTCGGTTTTCTCCTTGTTCCGACAGGTTTTCCTCCTAATGTGACTTGACCCTCTCGACATTCGCCTCCAGCGGCTGCCTGAGAGGGTCTTTTTTTGTCTAAGGTACTACCCTAGCCCCTACCCTGAGAAACAGGCTCTACGGGCTTCCAGAGGCCTTTTAAAACGGCATCTACCTGCTCACGCCGCCGAGCCTTTTCTTCCTCGGTGAGCTGAGGCGTTTCCGGTTCTGGTTTGAACACGTTCCTTGGTCCCGTTCTGACTTCGACGCTAGGCTTGGCGTTGGTCGGAGATTTTCCGGCAGTGCGTAGCCAGTTCCTCCAGGTCGCATCCCAATCGAGCTTGGTGCCTTTCTGTCCCGGTACTGCTCTCCAGTAGTCTCGGAACTTAGCGAGTTCCAAATTGTCGAGTCCATCCTCGGCCCTCGGATGCCAAGTGTCTGGTAAGCGCGTAGCGCGTTTTCTCTCTCGCTTGCCCTCTACCTCTCTCTCTGTCTCTTTCTCTGTCTCTATCTCTAGACTATCAACTTGATATCGCTCTAATATCACGCTGATATCAGTTTGTATCAACCAGTGAGACAGCTTTGAGACAATTGATTTTGCTTCGTTTTCTGGAACCCTAAGCCGAAAGGCAAGCGTCTTAATGTCGGGAAGCTCGCCATCGTACTCGCTGGCAACCAACCAGATCATAACCAGATGTTTTGCTGCTTTAGGATCGAGATCGTGCCAGTCTACGTCATCCAAAAGATCACGATAGAGCTTAATCCAAGGTGGCTTGCGATCTTTGAAGTGCTGGAATTGATGCCAGTTCTTGATCTTGTAAGTCACTGCCAATCTCTCCTCGCTTCATAAAATCTTCTTGATAAATAAATCGGTCAACATCCGTGACCTTCACGTCATTGATCCGAATCGCGCCTGACTGGATGTGACGCCGAGCCTCTGATTTGCTCCGCGCCCATCCAACCATAATCAGGAGCTCAACGAGCGTCAGCATTAGCCAATCGCTCGGCAGCTTGGCCCTCGGCCTGTGCGAACAACGGATCTTCCATGAGCTTGTAATAGTGTAATCCGGCAGCTAACAGGTTTCGGATGCTGTCGCTCTCAGTATTGATGCGAGAACGCCAGCGCCAATCTGACACCTCTGCCCACATTTCTTCGGAAAAAGATAAGGTTTTTCTGATCTCTAGACTCATGTTACGCCTCCATTGATGAGTGACACTTAATAGCAAATCCGATGAAGTGATGCAACCCTGTTGACACGCTTACTATCATATGTCTATATAGCTGCGGAGGTAGCGACATGACTGACATCAACTTGAGTATCAAAAAGATTGAATATCTAGAAGATGCGATTGCACAGATGCAGCAACGCCTCTTCCGAATCGACATCCAATATGGCGAGCGCGAACTTATCGCCATTATCACGGATCTCATCACTACTATGGATCACGCGAAAAATGATCTGAAGTGGGTGCGTAAAGAAATGGTCGAGCAGACCTTAAACACTGGGGACTATTCACATGACACACGACTCGGACTTTACACCTGAGAAGAGACGCTCAGCGTGGTGGTCTGGTGACAGCCGCAGAGCCGTCACTGGGCATCTAATTGATGTAATCTTGGAGAAGCGCGGCGAGAAAGAAATCGCCGATCTCTCCGAGGTGGAAGTGGTGCAGATGGGGCATGTTATGCAGCCCTATATCGGCAAGATCTTTGAGGATACCACAGGCATTGGCGTTAGAGATTTCGACTTACCTGGAATCCATCCGTCTGAGCAGTGGCTTCGGGCGCATACCGATTTCGTCACTGCCGATGGCGGACTCCTTGAAGTCAAAAACTACAATGCTTCGACTATCAACAAGTACTCTGAGCCTGACACTGAACTCAGATTACCTCCTGCTGACTTTATACAATGCGTACACGAGGCAACGGTCTTTGGAGTACCTCATGTCCATTTTGCCGTACTGTTCGGTGGTCAACGGTTTCGCCATTGGCGGGTCGATGTCAACGATGCAATGAAGGCTGATTTTGTACAGCAAGCCGCTAAGTGGTGGGCACTGTGCCAGGTCGGAGATCTGCCAACACCGGAAACGGTCGAGCAAGCTAAACTGGTCTACTCACGCTCTACCGACGAGCAGATCATAGCTAACGCAGCCGTCGAGCAGGTTGTGCAGCAGCTCAAGGCCATCAAGGACAACATCAAGACACTGGAAGATCAGGAAGAACGTGCTCAGTTGATGTTGCAAAATTACATGCAACAGAAGGGCGAGATCATTGCACCGTCTGGCGAGGTTCTTGTGAGCTGGAAGCAATCCAAGTCTACCAAGAGCTTTGACAGCAAGGCATTCCAGTTCGAAAACCCTGCCTTGTATGAGCAATACAAAATAGAGAAACCCGGAAGCAGAAGGTTCCTTGTAAAATGAACGATCTTATCCCATTCCAAGATCAGCAACGCATGGCCGAGAGCATTGTTAAAAGCAAGTTCTACGGCTTCACAGACATCAATCAGGTCATGGCCGTGATGATTGTCGCGCAGGCTGAGAACAAGCACCCTGGCACTGTCGTGCAAGAGTACGACATCATTCAGGGTCGGCCAGCTCTCAAGTCTCAGGCCATCCTTGCTCGGTTTCAGCAAGCTGGGGGCAAGGTAGAGTACATCACATACACCGATGATAAGGTGGAAATGACATTCTCTCACCCTGCCGGCGGTTCTCTTACACTTGCTTGGACGATGAAACAAGCCGCTTCTATTGGCTTGGCAAGCAAGGACAACTGGAAGAAATACCCTCGCGCTATGCTTAAGGCGCGGGTGGTTTCTGAGGGCGTTCGCGCTGTTTATCCGGCGTGCATCCTCGGTCACTATGCTGTTGAAGAGGTTATGGATTTTGACAGCAAGCCTATCAAACACACGCAGGTTGAGATCGTGCAAGATCTGACAGATCCAGACGATGACGTGCGTGAGGCTTGGGTTGTGTTTGTGCCAGACGGCACAGGCGGTCGCAAGTTCTATAAAGACTTTGCAACACCGGAAGAGTTTGGAGATGAGATCAAGTCTTTGATTGCTCGCATCAACCAATCTAAGAAATCGGACGCTGAAAAGGCTGAGAAGGTTTCTGAGCTACTACTCGTAAATGAAGATTTGCTAGCAAAGGTAAGTGAAAATGGCGACGTTTAAAAATGGCCCAGGTCAGGGCGTGTTCTACATCAACGACAAGAAAACCACTGAGAAGCAGCCAGACTACCGCGGTGAGCTTGTTTTGGATCAGGCTTACGGTGCAGGCTCTACGATCAACATCGCAGGCTGGAAGAAGACGACGCCGAAGAATCACTTGATCTCGATCCGCATTGATCAGAAACAGGACGGCAGCAAGCAATGGCCTAAGCCTGTTGGTGGTGATGACAACGACGTACCATTCTGAAAAATCTTTGGGGCGGGGAGAGAAAAATGGGAAAGATGCAACGAACTAAAGGTGCAGCCTTCGAGCGCGACATCGTTCTCGATCTCCGTTCCAGAGGTTATACAGGTGCAAAACGTAACCTAGAACAGACACGCAGTGGCGGGGGAGACATTGATCTCCCCGGCTACATGGTAGAGTGCAAGCGATACGCGAACATCGCTGTCTACGCATGGTTGGAGCAGTGTGTAGCTGCTGCAAGAGAAGAACAAATACCCGTCGTTGTTGCGCGAGGTGACAACAAAAAAGCAATTGCCATCCTGTATTGGGATGATTTCATGGGGATGATGGACAATGCGGAAATTGAAACGAAGCCTTACAATCCTATGGTGGCGCCTAACTCGTCCAAGGGTTCGATCTGAGGTACTAGAGCTGCAACGCGAGTTACTAGAGGCTCGGCGCAAGCATAAGAAAACCAGTCACATACACGCCAAGATCCGGCACGTTACTCACCTGCAACTGACGCAACACAAGCAGAGGTTCCAATGACTGGCTATCAATCAAAGAAGCTCGTCACCAAACGGCACGCAGACGACGAGACGTTGCGCTACCTTGTCTTGCTCAGGAAAGAGAACGAGCGTCTCCTAGAGTTTATTGATAAGGCTCTGCAAGCCGAGTATTTGGTCGATGCCAAGGACATCCTTCGCAAAGCCATGTGGAGCCTGGGGAATGATCATTAAGCCTGGTAGCAATATAGCCGTTTGGTTTTCTTGCGGTGCTGCCAGTGCGGTTGCTGCTAAAAAAACAATTCAACTCTATGGGGATCAAAATTTTATTAGAGTGTTAAACAACCCTGTAGCCGAAGAAGATTCAGACAACCGACGCTTTCTTCGTGATGTTCAGGCATGGCTTGGCATTCCAATTGAGATTGTTACTGCCAAGAAATATCCAGAAGGTTCCGCTGTAAAAGTTTGGGAAGACAAGCGTTATATGAGTGGAACTATTGGTGCGCCGTGTACTGTCGAGCTTAAAAAACGCGCTCGCCAAGAATGGGAAAAAACAAACGCCGTAAACTGGCATGTGCTTGGTTTTACTTATGAAGAAAAGCACAGACATGAACGGTTTATCATGACTGAACGGGATAATTTGATTCCCGTTTTAATAGATCAAAAGATAACCAAGGCTGATTGTTATAATATTTTGCGAGCAGCAGATATAAGGTTGCCTCGCATTTATGAACTTGGTTATCCAAATGCTAACTGTATTGGATGCGTCAAAGCCACCTCTTCAACTTATTGGAATCATGTTCGTTCGGTTCACCCACAAGTGTTTCAGGAGCGTGCAGAGCAATCTCGTAGGTTAGGAGCTCGATTGGTTAGATATAAAGGCAAGAGGATGTTTCTTGATGAGCTACCATTAACAGCCTTCGGTAAATCCATGAAAAACTTAGACTTTGAATGCGGATTGTTTTGTGAGGAAAAACCATGAGCATTAAATCGGTTCTCTGGAAGCCACATGAGAAAGCCAAGGCCATCCAGATGGCTCATGCTGGCAAATCAATGAGAGACATTGCGGCAGCAGTCGGTCGTTCCCGCAATTCAGTAATAGGTTTTCTTCACCGATCTAACGTAATTTTAAATAAAATACCGAAACCTGTGGATAACTCACCTCGTAAGCCTAAACCAAGGCGCGTGAGGACGGTCTACAAGCCCCCCGTTACCTATCTTGCACCGGAAGCCTTTGAAGAATCACGCGTTTTATTCTTCGATACCAAAAGATTCGAGTGCAAATGGATCTACGACAAGCCCTTAAACGTCTGGCAAACCACTGCTTGCGGCCAGCCTATACATAAGGGTAGTTACTGCGAGCATCATTACAACATCGTGTACCAAAGAGAGGGACAAACCAATGTCAGACAAGCAAGTTAAGGTATTTGTAGCTACGCCTATGTACGGTGGCATGACCACAGGCTTCTTTTGCCAGAGCATTATGATGCTACAAATGGCTATGCAGCAGAAGGGCTATGCAATGGCCGCGAGCTTCATGTTCAACGAAAGTCTAATTACCCGTGCTCGTAACAGCTTGACACACGCCTTCCTTAAAACAGACTGCACGCACCTGCTGTTCATTGATGCTGACATTAAGTTTAACGCTCACGAAATCATGCACATGTTCGAGCATGATCTGGACATCATCTGCGGCATTTATCCAAAGAAAGAAATTAATTGGAACGAGGTGCAAGCTGCCGTTAAACGTGACATTGCTGTGGATGATCTTAAACACCACACAGGTTCCTGGGTTGTAAATTTGGTTGATTATGCCGGAACTGTCAGCGTACCACAGGATCAGCCATTAGAGGTCTGGGCAGGTGGCACAGGCATGATGCTCATCAAGCGCGAAGTCTTTGAGAAGCTCGGTGACGTCGTTCCGGTATACGTCAATGACGTAGTAGATCTTAGTAATACGAATAAGCCACGCGAAGAGATCAAAGAATTTTTTGCAACGAGCATCGAACCAGAGACAGGTCGCCTGCTCTCAGAAGATTATCACTTCTGTTACATCTGGCGTAAGCTTGGTGGCAAGATCCACGCAGCACCTTGGATGAAACTTGGTCACGTCGGCACTTACATCTTTGAAGGCGAACTTATTAAGTCTTAAAAGACGCGTTTGCCACGGAAGATCGGGTGGCCTTTAACCATCTCGCAAGTCTCAGGAGGCAGAAGGTCGCCGTCCTCATCAAAGGTCAGCACCACAAAGCCTTCCTGAGCGCGATTTGGGGCACCTTCCGTGTACTCAAACTGTTTAGCCATCGGATCACCCAACATACCCGCTTCTACACCCCAATGCGTGCCGAGACGGTTACGGATTGCAGTCACCTGCAACTGGTGGGTATGATTGGACACAACACTGACGCCGCTGTTTAGAGCGTTGTTGTAACCAGCGTGAATACCAGCGCGGAACCGATGCCGGATTTCGCATTTGTTAATCACTACGGAGTAACAGAAATGCCAAAGTGGGAAACGATCACTCAATCGTCCAGAATAGTCATCCAGCTCAGGCGCGTTGTTTGCCAAGTAATTGTCTACGCGCTGATCGTGGTTGCCTATAGTCCAAACTCGGTGTTGAGTACGAGGCAGCTTTCCAATCAACTCTTGAGCAGCCTCGATTTCAGCACTGACCTTGGGCGCAGCAACACCAAGCAAAGATCCGTGCCGAGAAACTCGCGCACCATCCAAGATGTCCCCGTTAAGCACTATGCAGTTCGGCTTGATATTTTTGGCAACGGCAACGAAAGCCTGCCACATGAGCGGAGTCTGACCAGGCCAGATATGCAAGTCACCACCAACAAGTACTGTTGAATTGGTTAAATCAATGTTGTGAGAAGAAGGCACAGTCCACATGACTGAGTTGTCTTGCGCGAAAATATCCTCTTCAGGAAATCTTCTCTTAAACATTTGGAGCTGCGCTTTAAGAGTATTAGAAGATATTTTTAATGCTCTTGCGGTTGCTTCTGCATTGCAATTAAACCGCTGATATTGCTTAACGCGTTCTCTGAGGATTTCTTCTGAGACTGCTGGCATAGGCATGATGGGTGTCCCCCATTGACGACAGAATCTATTCTGCCATCCTTAGTGCGTTTTGTTGCACGCGTGTGACACGGGCTGACCAACCATTCCCAAAATTAGGCCAAGTACGGAGATTTTGTAAAAAATGTATACGTTCTTCGCAAGTCTGCTCAATAAGTTCTGGCAAATCGCGGCTCGCTATTGCAGCGAGACTCTGCTGCCCAAGTATCCCGTCGATCACGACGTCGAGAGCACGTTGGACAAACTTGATCGACTGTGACACGCCGCTGTTTACAGCAGCATCGAACACACAAAGATCAAGACCAGCAGGCAATCGCTCGCATTGAGCGGCCACCCAATAATTCTTTTTGTAAAGGGGTGCGACATCGAGCGTAGCCAGAGCACGCATAGTCTGTTCGTCAACTTCATGGCCCACCCAGCTTTCCCAAGTTTTCTTAGTTACACCGTGGTTTGTCATACCACCTGGATCGTGTGGATTATCGGCGTACCCGCCTTCTTCCCTTAGTACAAGAGCAAGACATTGTTCAAAGTTCCCGATCATTTAGATGCAACGCCTTTGATCTTTTCATAGGTGCGTAGGCCACCCATGCCTAGCATGGCAAAGACCAATTCCATCAAAGTAGAATCCAAAGCAGGTAGATCGTGCCAACCTGCACCATAAGCAAATGGGCGAACAACATATTGATAGGCGAGACCAGCAGCTCCAATCCAGCCGATAGCAGGACGCCAACCAGAAACGAAAAGATTAGGGTTTTGTGCTTCCGCAGTGTTTGTTTCACTTTGTTGTTTGTCCCATTGCAACAAGGAGCCACGAAGATCTGCTTCAAACTGAGCTTTGGCATTCGGATCTGGAACAAATTTATCCAGAACCTTTAGGCCAGCCGCTACAGCGTCATCAATACCAAAAGCCATTACCTGCATCCCCACCGACGACGAGCTGCTTTGCCGCGCTCACCCTTCCACGATCGTGAACGAGCGCAGAACGACTTGTGACGCGGATTTTTCGGATCTTTTGTAGGCGCTTTCAGCTTGCTGCCGGTAGCCCTGTTATACTTTGCGCGACCTTTTGCCGTCAGACCACCGCCTTTGCGTACAGACTGCTTTTCACCACGGCCTACAGAAAGAGATGGACCAGACATTAGCGCCTCGCTGTTCTCTTGGACTTACGAAATGCCGCTGCCGTAGGAGCACCCTTAGAGCCAGGCTTACGCATACGCTCGCCAGAACCCTTACGGATGCGTTCCCGCTTGGCATGGATATTTGCGTAGAGACCTTGGCTCGCCATTACAGCCCCTCACCTGGAATAACATAGACGCTTGCGTTGGCAGCATCACCAATTACACGCGCATAGACATTGGTTGTTTGGCTAACTTGCGGTCCAGTAATTACCTTATAAGAATAAGGAGGCAAAGCAATAACATAGCCTGGAGAAACGTCAGGAAGAGTCACGTTGAACGCGTTAGTAGAGCTGATCCAAACATAAACGCCAGCATTAACGTCTGCGTTAGAAAGGAAATATTGTTGGCAAGGGCTGTCAGCCGTAATGGTAAACACGTTTGACTGAGTGTTTGCCGCACCAGTAACGGCAACCTTAGTCGTTTTTCCCATAGGCTGAAAAGGGATGTTATTAGCCATTAGACAACACCCTTCTCAGGCTTTCCAGTTGGGCTGTTCTTGTAATCTTTAGGATCTGGACCAAAGTTCCAGACAGCCTGAAAGCCACCGGCAGGAGCGCGACCTGGGGTGAACGTGCC